CAGATTCCGAATCCCTCGAGCGGTCTTGCCTGCCGAGTTCTTAACGTCTTGACGGCGTCGCTTGCCTCGAGCCTGCCGACCGCGCTTCTCCCAATTGGTGTTCGAAACGTGGTTGTCGAAGGCCTTTTTATAAGCGGCGTCTTTCGATCGCTGATCGACCTTGGCCTTGATCATTTTTCGACGGTTTCCTGCGCCCTCGCCGTAGTACATCTTAGCCTGGGTGAATTCTTTAGCGTCCTTGCGAGCTGCTCGGTCTGTCTTTCGATTAACGCCGGGAGTTCGCTGCTTCCGGACCCCCAACGCATACCTTTAATGCCGTGGTGAGCCAGAAAATCCTCAGGATAGTCATAGATCATTTGAGAACCTTTCCGGCAGCCGCGACACCCTTACGGATCTTGTCCGCCGTGGAAGCATCAAGACCGCCACTAATAGCTTTGTCGAGAATTGCCTTGAAGGCGAAGGCGAATGCAGCGCTAGCCGCAGCCCCAGCAATCTTCATGGTAATGTTGGCAAAGTTCTCAGCATACTTTTCGCCAAGCTTCTTAGTATACTTGCTCTGCTTCTTAGCGACGAGGTCGTTGTACTGTTTCTCGAGATTCAAACGGTTGACTCGGCGCTGCAATTCCTTGTTGGAAAGCGTCATGTTGGCGATGTCTGAATGGGCGTGATTATAGTCATCATGCCCCTTAGGCTTGGGGGATGAACTTACGGTCGCCCGCTGTTTACGAACACCCCACTTCATACCCTTGACGCCGTGGTGAGCCAAAACGGCATCGGCGTTATCGAAACTCATTTTGACTCGCTTTCTGCGTAGACGTTTAGACGCCACTCGAGCTCGCTGATCTGCTTCTCGATGGCTGTCTGAACGAAAGAATTGGAAGGAGGATCAAACCAGATCCGGCAGCGCAGATACACATAACTCTGGACGGCCCAGAGACCATTGGCCGGAGGGAACAACTCCTCCCAAGTGGTCGAGTCGTCCACAATCCTGCTTATGGTTGGGAGTACGCCAGTCTGTCGTAAGATCATCAACGCCGAGTTGACATGCATTGTGATGTCGACATCGAAAGAATGATCGTCTTTATCGACGCCCAAAACCTGTTTGGTATCCTTAAGGACGCCCATACTACCTCCATGGGATGGTGTCGTTAGGTCTCCGCTCTGGCGGAAGAGTTACTAGTAATCGACGGTCCCCATAGTGTATAGCGTTATGGGTTGCGTGTGTTGTGGTGATAAGGTACTCGGGGTTCAAGACATCAGGATTGTAGTCCTCGAGATCTGAGGCGACCATAGGATTCATGTGGTGTATGATAATCCGATCCTGGATCTCACGATCGTCGACGCCAAGATCACAACCGTTGTCTCGAATGATGACTTGATCGCGGACCGACTTCCACTCTCGTGACCGATAAAAATGTTGGTTCAGATAACGATCGAAACCGAAAGTATCAGCGCCGACGGAACCTCCGAGCTTGAGATACTCGTAACGATCCTCGAAGGTTTTGAGTCGGAACAACTCGGTGACGGTACGCTTCACTGGTCTTCGACCCCTTGATAAGACCTCATGGCGGCGATTGCCTCGGTCATCAGTTGTTCAGTATTGGTGCTAGAATCGAGTACAGCCTTCTTAGAGTTGAGAACCGCGGTCTCCTGGCGGAGTTTAGCGAGTTCCAATTCCTCTCGAAGAGTTCCTCGCTTCAAAAGCTGCGCAACAATCATCGGAGAGGCCGTTCCCTCCCGAAGTTGCTTCTCCGCAAGCTCATAAGCTAGTCCGATGAGGATGTGTTCCTGCTTCTCGGGGGTGGTTGCTCCTGAAACCCGAGACTTCTTGGTGCCTCCCAATGAGTTACCTCCTAGTCCAGGGGAGAATATACAACATTCCGGGCGGTTCGACTATAGACTTGACGACTTCTACCCGCCTTCTGAAGGGGTACCAAGCCCTCAGATACTCGTCGGGGAGGAGCACCACAGAAAACCCAACGGTGCGGGGAAGTCGTCAAGCCTATAGCCGAACCGCCCGGATGCAAAACGCAACCCTCAAAAATCCCCGCGGGGAAAATATGAGGAGGCGGGCGATGACCAGGGGTCCGCATTTTTTGCGAGGTCCCCCCGGCTTGAGTCGAAATAGCAGAAATAGCAGAAACTCAAACGTCTCTCAAAACTTTTCTGTAAATTCCGACAAGATTTAGCTCCACAATCTCATCGATTGCTTGCTCGTTCGCCAAGTTGTCATCAACTTCTGACAGATCACCAGAGGTCCGTGCCACCCTACCTAGGTAGGCCGAGGTGTGGTACCCATGTTGGACATCCCATAAGTACCACTTATCGAACTCATCGAAAGGATCGTAAGGATTGTCAATAGTTGTTAGTCTACACAATTTCATGATTAGTTCTTCACTTCCTTTCTTCTAAGTTCATGCAAGAATAGCACGACGAACTGTCGATGTCGAGACACCAAGTGCTTCAGCAATCTCAGCGTTGGTTGCTCCGTTACGCTGCATAGCTTCAGCTCTCGCTATCTGAGCGTTACTCAAACCTTGCTTAACCTTTGGTGTGGCTAGCTGTTTGATGTAGTCGATGTCAGCATTAGCGATGACTTGCTCCAAGAAGTGGTTGGAGACAGCGCCCTTCTGTATGGCTTCCCACTCTCGTGGTGTAGGTTGTACCCTACTACCTGCCTTGTCTGCGCCTAGTCTTTGGCGCGCAGTACGCAAAGCCATTGACTCGATCTTCGCTGCTTCGTCAGCATCCATGTCCGGGTTGGAGGCCCGCTTGGCATCAAGTACCCCCTTTGCTACCGCCTGGGCTTGTCTCTCCAGGGGTTTATTCTTGAGGGCGGTGTTTAGTTTAGCCCGGAGGGATGAAACCTCGGGGGCGTATGTTTCCGCAATAGCAGGGTTCTTGACAATGGATGGTTGGTTAATAGATTCCTTGCGGGCCCTATTAGCCATGGCCTTGAGCTTATTAGCATGGTCGGCGTATAGCGCTTCCATAGTAGTACCCGAAGATAGCGCATGGGCGTCTTTAACAGTACTCATCTTACGGGTCTCGGTTTGATAATAAACCCGTTTAACAGTACCATTCTTAAGACGCTTCTCATAATAGCGACCAGTCTCTTTGTAAATGAGCTCGCCAGTTTTGGGATCTATAGATCCACCTTCTGAAGCGCGGCGAAGTTTCCGCTCAGGAACGTACGCCTTAGACTTAGCCAGCGAAATGAGTGTGGATGCGCCACCGCCATTCTGATATTTCTGCTTCAATTGAGCAATGCCATTATCTTTTTCGGATTGAACATAATTCAACCCGTGCTTCTCAGCGTCGATAACAACCATCGAATGACGGACAGCCCTAGCCAATTCGCTCGGCTTAGCCTGCTTGAGGGTCATATCGGTAATGAGATTACTGATCTTACCCATTTCGGTCTGCGTATTTGTCATACGCTTCATTCCCGGAACCGCAGGGTATGCGGTCTTAGGATCGAAGCCCTTCAAACCACGAAGCGGAGGAGCAGTTCGAACTTTGGTAGTTCCACCGAGTGGAATAACGACAGCATTATCGCCATCGAAATCGGCTCCCGACAATCGTTCTGCGACAGACGGATGAATACCGATTGCGTCCTTCGCTTTTGGCGAAATAAGACGAATTCCATCCTTGAATTTGTTGTTGACAACAAGCTCGGGGATCTCGAACGTTCCACCGTGGGGATATCGAACTAGTGCGACCCGCTCGCCGTGCTTGAAATTCGGTGCATAGACCTCATTCGGCTTAATGTTCTTAAGCGGAAGAATGACCTGTGCTGCCTGGCGTGGTAATGCGGCGGCTTTAAGATGGACCGAAGCCGAATCGGCAGACTCTGCGAACTTCTCGAGAAGCTTTCGCTTAATAACCGGGTTGGTAAGCGACATGATCTCTTGGAAATCGTCGTCGAACTTCTTCCGGGTAATCCCGAGCTGACGTTTAGCCATATCGAGACTCTGCTTCGAAAGAAACTGCGATGCCAGAGACTTGCTCCAGTCGTCCCAAGATCCTTCGTCGTTAACCAGATTAAGCGGGGATAGCTTCTTCTTTCCATCCTTGCCAATATACTCCATCTGGCGTCTAATGGTGGCGCCGAATGGATTATCAGGATCAGATTTAAGCGGTTTGAGCGCGTCCATCTTGTTTCCGGTGTTCTTCTTATTGGTGTTGAAACGAACATCAACACCCTTCGGAAGATCATCGGAATACATCGCCATACCTTTTAGATAATGGGTTCCATCCACAGCAATGCGGACCTGAGCATAATGGCTATTACCCAAATCCAAATCACGAACTCCGCGACGAAGCTCAATGACACCATCCATATCACTACCGCCGTCTGGCCCGTACTTAACTTCGAGTCTCTTGGAATCGAGGTTACTAGGCTTCCGAATACCAGTAGTAATATCGCCGTCACGCACAACAACACCGGGAGTGCGAATCTTATCAAGGTTCTTCACCACTTCCGATTTGGGAGTGCCGGGAGGAGATAGGACACGAATGTTGGTGTATCGGTCCAAACCCGCCTGCTTCAAATATACGTCGTGAGTCTCGTAGCCCTCATTCTTGAGCATCTCAACAGCAGCCTTGAGCTGCTCATTAGATACCCCGAGGTTAAGCTCAACACCGGTGCCGTAATCAATGAACTTACGATTATCAGCGTCCTCACGAAGAATATCAGCAGTCTTCGAGATCTTATCCTTGCGAGCAAGAGCATCAGGTTTGAGGAGTTCTCGAACGGAACTCTCATTGAGACCCATCTCTCGACCGATCGCCGAAGTGGACAGACCCTTCTCTTTGAGAGTAAGGGCTCGATGCACCTTATCGGCTTTCAACTCAGCATTGGCGTTGGTGATATGCGCGCGAAGCTGTGTGGTCGTGATACCCATCGCCTTAGCGATCTGCGGCTGTGAGAGCCCCTGCTTGCGAAGTTCCTCAACCTGACCTTTGAATCCGTGAGCCGACTGATATGGTTCTTTACCAGAACCCCACGGATATCGCCCAGACCTCCGGGGCATACCGTAGTGCTCTAGGTAGTCGTCGTGATCCTCGGTCGAGAATATCACGCGTCCTCCTTAGCTTTCTCGATAAGCTTATCGAAGTGGACAATACGAGACATGATGTGTGCGATATCATCCATGTTCGGGATAAAGATCTGCACATCGTCGTTCTGGTAGATACGAAGCTCAGACTCGAGACTCATCGGCTTCTCGTTATACTCAAGACAGAATAGAGCGGCGTAGACCATCAGCTGATCCATCTTGGCGCGCCCGGTTCCAGTCTTGAGATCGTGGATCCGTAGGAATCCCTTCTTCTCATCAAAGGCTATAGAGTCCGCAGTACCGAAGGCGTTAACCGAATAGAAGAGGACAACCTCAGGATCCATCTTGAACCCAATGGCGTCGT